TTTAAAGTAAGAGTATTAGGGGATTTTCCAGAAATTGCAGAAAATACATTATTTCCCTTAAATTGGGTTGAAAAGGCCATTCATACTAATGTTGAATTAACCCCACCTATCAAGTATCGCATTGGTATTGATGTGGCAAGGGAAGGCTTTGATGAAACAGTATTAACAGTAGTGGCTTATGACGGGTTTAATGTTAAAGTAGTAACAATTAACTCTGAAAGTAAGAGGGATTTAGTTTGGACTGTATCTAGAGCTAAGAAGTTATTTAAAGAGTATAATGCTGAAATGATAATTATTGATGATGTAGGGGTTGGTGGCGGAGTTACTGATATGCTTAAAGCGGAGGGGTATCCTGTAAACCCAATAAAGTTTGGGGCTTCCCCTACGAATAATACTGCTAAAGGGATTTTTTATAATTTAAAAGCTCAAATTTATTATGAGTTAAGAGAATTTTTTGACCCTTCAAGACCAGCTAAAATCCAAATTCCAGATAATCATAAGTTAGTTAGAGACCTTACGGCATTAAAACAGGATTATACTTCTACTGATAAATTAAAGATAGTTAAACCCTCGAAAAGTCCTGATTATGCCGATAGTTTAGCTTTAGCGGTTACAAATGTGAATTTAAGGGGTGGTGCAATTTTACCACCTTCAAAATATTTAAAACAAAAGGAGGATATTTAAAATGGTTAATTTAAAGGATATAAAAAGGTTTTTTGGTTTGAAGGAAAAGAGTAACGTTGTATTCGATACTCACTTTGATTTAAGGGAGAGTTATACTAATAAAACCTCGTCTAGAGCGTGGGAAAACAGTTTTAGCCAATTAAAAGATGTTAGGACTTTAGACTTATGTGAGAATGCTTATTTAAAAGAACCATTAACTAGAAAAGGTATTCTTAAAAGGTCGCATGATGCAGTAGAAAACTGGATTACTATAATCTCACCTAATGATGAGATAATTGACGTTTTAATGGAATTTACAGAAGAAATTAATTTACAAAATAAATTAATAGATATTCTTAAAAATGCAATGATTTACGGGGTAGGTTATGCAGAAGTAGTTTATAATGATAATTCTAACTCAAATGAAGAGCCTACAAGTAAGGAAATTATTGATTTAGTTTTAATTGACCCTAAAACAATAACACCTATTTACCAGAATGACCCTACTAAAGAAGATTATGATAAATTACTTTATTACTTACAACAATCCCCAGACCCAACAATTAAACCTGTAAAATTACACCCTTCAAGGATTATAGAGTTAATATGGGATACGTTAAGTGATGGAAGGATTTATGTGGGTTTAATTGAACCAATGCTTCACATTATTAATGCAAAAATAATTTTAGATAAAGCTTCAGGGCAAATACCTAAGAAGGTAATAAGTCAAATTGTAATTGCATCTATTGAGGGAGCTACAGCTACAGAACTAGACGCTTGGGATAATGCTTTACAACAAATGCAGGATGCAGGGAGATTTGTAAGTTCTGAAAGGGCCTCATTAGATATTAAAGAAGGAGGTCAAGGCCTTGATATAAAACCTTACTCAGACCACTTAATTTACCAAATAGCGGGTGGTGTTGGTGTTCCATTTACAGTATTGTTGGGTGCTGGTGCAGGAACATTAAGCACTTCTGAAATTAACTTAAGAGATTACTATTCAGATATTAAGGATATTCAAGTAAAATTAACCCCAATAATAATTAGATTATTTGACTTAGAATTAAAGGGGTTGAATTTACCCTTAGATTATGAAATTCAATGGAATGAGATTTTTACAGATGAAAAAAATGAGGCTGAAATTTTAGAAAAGAAATCAAGGGCCTTAGATATTCTATTAAGTAATGGAGTAATTAGTGTTAATGAAGCTAGAGAAATGCTAGGGTTATCCCCATTAGAAGGTGAGGAAGGATTAAGATTTGGGCCTAGTATTAAAGGTGGCATTTATGGTAAGTGAAGCTGAATTAGAGCAAGTATTTAGGATTTTAGCTGAAGAGTTAGATAAAGCAGTTGAACAATCAATGAAGGATGGAGCTTTAATTATTCAAGAGAGTTACGTTAAGGGAGTTCAAAAGGGTAATAAGGATTTAAAATTAATTAATCCTAATATCCTTAATATAGGCCCTGACCCAGCAGCTATTGAGTTTTTAGAAGGGTATAATTTTGAGTTAATTAAGGGAGTTAGTAATAAGCAGTTAAAGGAGATTAAATTAATTATTAGAAATGGGATATTAAATGGTAAGGGGATTAGGCCCATTACTAAACAATTAAGGGACGTGTATAATGGTTCAAAATGGAGGTTAAGCACTATCGCTAGAACAGAAGTAATGAGGGCTAGCAATTATGGAAGGTATTACTCTTGGAATAAATCAGGAGTTGTAAAGTATAAGCAATGGCTAACAGCTTATGATGATAGGGTTTGTCCAGAGTGTGATAGTATGAATGGGGAAGTTACCCCAATTGGCCAATCATTTTCTAGTGGTGAATTAATGCCTCCATTACACCCTAATTGTCGTTGCACAGCTATTCCTTATACTAAAGAAGTTAAAATGGCCTTTACTGATGATTATCAACCGAGTAGGGAGTTAAAAGTCAAAACTCTAGAAGAGAAGTATTCAAGAGTATTATTATCAAACTTCAAAAAGGCAAATACACAAATTATACGCAAATTAGAGGTTTGGTGGAAGTATATAAGATAAATAAAGGTAAATAAATAAATAAATAAAATTATTAATATTATTATTAAATAAAGAATATTAATAAATAATCTACTATACCCCTCTTACTATTTTATTCTAAAAATTTGGGAGGTTACATAATGGGGAGTAATGCTATTGTTTTAAAGAATTTAGCTGGTGTTCAAAAATTAATTGAGGGTGTAAGTGAGAAGAAGTTAGATAAGTTACTTCAGGTTATTTCAGTAAATATAGTGAATGAAGCTAAGTATTTATGTCCAGTTGATACTGGAAGGTTACGGGCTTCAATCCATTATAAGCAAGTTGGAAGGTTACATTATTTAGTAGGGACTAATGTGGAGTATGCTCCTTACGTGGAGTTTGGAACTAGGAAAATGAGTGCACAACCTTATCTTCTCCCTGCGGGAAGGAAGGTTGTAGAAAGAATAAAATTAGGGGAGTTATTGTAATGGCAGAAAATTATGATAAGTGGTTTGGAGAAATTTTTAACGAATTACGAACCCATAGGCAACTCCTCTCCGAAATTAAAAGTGATATTAAAGTTGGAAATGACCAAGTGATAAAAATTGATAAGCGTGTAGTTTCATTAGAGAAATGGGTTGTTTCTCACGAGAAAGAGCATAATTACTTGGAGAATAACATTTCAATTAGTAAGGGGTCAATTATACTATTATTTTCAGCGTTAATTACTAGTGGCATGATTGGGTATTTAATTAAACATTTAGTAGGTGGGTAGTATGAAGGAAGTTATTAAATTATCAAAAGAATTATCTATTGGAGAATTAAAAGAGGATGATATGTTAATTAAACTTCCTACTTCTACTATTCTTACGGCAGGAGAGCATAATGGTATAACTTTTCTCCAAGAAGAGATAATTAAAGCTAAAATTCCAAAAGTTTTCCCACTAACTTTAGACCATTCAAGGTCAGTTACTGACGAAGTTGGGTGGTGGGAGGACGCTAAAGTTGAATTAGGGAAGTTAAAAGCTATTCCAATTATTAATTTAAATACTGAAAAGGGCAAGTCAGCATTAGGTTATGTTAAGAATAGGTTTTCAGCAGGCCTTACCCCTGAGGTTTCAGTTGAAATATGGATTACTCCTGAAAAGGGAGATAATAAAATTATTGCTAGGGATATTGAATTAATTAAAGCTTCATTAGTTGATAAGGGTGCTAATAGTCCAGAAGAGGGAGCTGGTATTGGTTTACAGAAAATAGAGTTAGGGTATATACCTAGTAATCCTTCAAAGTATGGAAAAGACGCTACTGGGTCATGGAGTAGGCCTAAATTATCAGATTTTACATCTAAGAGTTTTGAAGAACTTTCTGATGAAGAAAAAAGGAAAATTGCCTCTGTTTTTGCATGGAGTAAGAGTAATCCACCTCAAAGTTTCGGTGATTTAAAGTTACCCCATCACAAACCTAACGGAACTTTAGTTTGGGCTGGAGTTAAAGCAGCAATGGGTGCTTTATTAGGTGCAAGGGGTGGAGTAAGTATTCCATCAGAGGATAAAAAGAGAGTTTATGCTCACTTAGTAGCTCATTATAAAGAGTTTGATAAAAAACCACCAGAGGCTAAGTTTTCAGATGATGGAGAAATTTTGGAGGTTATTTGGATGGAAGAAGAGGAGAAAGTTATGGTTGAAGAGAAAGAAATTAAGGGAGAAGTCTCAAAAGAAGACACTAAAGTTACTGAAAGTGCAACTAAAGAGGATGTAATTGAGAATGAACTTGATTATAAAACCCTTTACGATGATGCAATTAAGCAATTAAAAGTAGTAGAAGGCGAGTTAAAGGAAGTTAAAGCAAGGTTAATGATTTATATTGAAGCAGAAAAAGAAGAGTTACTTACAGAAATTAAAGAATTTAATCCAGATTTTTCTGGAGAGGAAAAATCAATTGAAGAGTTAAGAGAGTTCGCTGATTTTGTGAAAGGTATTAAATTAAATTCTGGGCGTAGAAGTTTAGTTGTTTCGCCTGAAAAGGAAAGTAAAGACCCCGTAAGGGAGTATGAATTAAGAATTAAAAAGAAAATTGAGGAATTAAGGAGGGCATGAAAAATGGTTAGTGAATTGGATGTTAAAAGAGAGTTTGAAGAGTTAGCAGATACTACTAAAAGTGATATTTCAGCTATAATTAAATCCGAAGTATTTAGTAAACTTATTATAGAGGAAGCTGAGAAGGGTAGTAAACTAAAAGGCGTTATAGCTGCAAAAGAAGAAGATTTAAAGAAGGGTGATAGTGATACAGTTAAAGTTAGAATTTACCCAATTATAGCTGTAAGTGCATCCTCAGAAGCTGCAGCTTTATCTGAAAGTGCAGCGTATAAACCTATAGCTTCGGAAGTTACTTTGGGTAGGTATGGTGTTAGTGTTCCATTGACTGCTGAAAGTATTTTCCACGCTAGTGATAATATAGTTGCTAGGGTAGCTTCAGCTATTGGTAAAGGTTGGAGGAATTTGTTAGATGAGACTATAGCGGGAGTATTATTTGGTGATTATACTCCAGCAGTTAAGAAGGAATTAGCCGCAGCAGGTGATTTAGCTGACTTTTATGACAAGTTAAAAGCAGTAGTTGATACTATGCTTTATGAACAAGGTAAAGACCCAGATTACCTTATTTGTGGGAAGGATATTGCAGAGAAACTAGTTCTATTATATGAGGACGCTAGTTACAGGAATATAATTAAAGTAGATGGTGATGGTAGGATTAAGAGTGTTTACGGCCTTAAAGTAATAGTTTCAGCTTATGCACCAGCTGTAGATGATACAGCAGGTAAAGTTTTGGCTGCCGTTATAGATAGTTCACAAGCTTTAGTTGAAGCTTCAGGGATACCAGCTAAGTTTGTTGAAAAGTATGAGCCAGAGTATGATAAGTATAAGGAAATATTCCAAGCTTACTGGGGTGTTGCTAGAGTAGAAGCAGACCTTGATGGAGATGATACAGCAGAAGCAATAGGAATTGGCCTTATAGTGAACCCTGCAGCGTGATTTTAAATTAAATCCCCTCTCTCTTTTTGTTATTTAGGGTTAAGGAGGTAACGTGATGATTTACGGTAATATTATGGATATTACAGCAATAGCTGGATTATCAGAAGAGGATATAAGTAATGAAGAGTTAAGCGTTATTTTAGAATTAGCAAGAAGAATAGTTTTTGATAGGGTTAGTGCTAAAGTTTTTAGAGAAAATCCAGAAAGAATTGACGCTAATTATTTAGTTTACCAAGTTAAACATTACCCTATTGCTGATTTAAACGGGGATGGGGTAGTTGATGCAAAGGATATTAAAGTTGAAGTTAAAAATCCAGTATCCAGTTTTGATATGTGGGGAGAGGTAGAAGTTGAAACAGTAAAACCTGATTATGGCCTTATTAAATTAGTTAATCCTGTAGATAATGCAAGTAGTGTTTTTGTAACTTACGCTTACTTACCTCCACAATTACGTAATCAAGATTTAGATGATGCTGTTAATTTAATGGCCGCTCATATTTTAACAGTTAGACTTCAAAACCCAGATACTATTGCTATTTCAGACTTTAATAAAAATGAACTTATTGTAAGGGAGGATGCTAATAAATTTTTAAAATTGTATAAGTTAAAAGAGCAAATTATTTTATCCCATCACTCTTTCAGGTGGTCCTTATAGTGTTAGGGTTTAAAGAGTTTATTAGGCCTTTACTAGAAGGTATCACTTACACGGATGTTCATGGGGATACTCAAAATGTAAATGTATATTCTGAATCAGATATTATTAATGGTAAAATAAGAATGGTAACCCCTGCGTTGGTTATTAGAAGAGTTGAAGGATACTCTTCACCAGCTGTAATTTCATGGAAACTTTATGATTATAGGGAAATTATTTCCGTATCATTATACCTCTCTAAGAGAGCTAAGTTTTATGACCCATTCGAGGTTAAACAAGAAATTTTAGACAATATGGAGGCAGTAGTTAAGGCCAATGCTAATGGAAGTGGTTCTATAATGTATGTGAAGATTAATTCTTTTATGGAGTTAGATTACTTAGAAAAGCCTAATGCGGGGTTAAGTAGAGTTGATATTGAGATTGAAGGATTTGGAAGGGAGGTTTAAAAATGAAACAATGGTTAAAAATTGGGAATATTTCAGGTGGAGATGCTTACTTAGGTTTATTGTCTAAAGGAGATGATTTGGCGATAGAGAAAGACATTAAGGAGGAGTATTATATTCATAATGTTCATCCTTTTGTGCCTATTGACCCAAAAGTAGCTGCTGGTGGTAGTATTACATTACCATTTAAGTCTGAAGATGGACTTGATGAATTATTATACGCTTTCTTTGGGGTAGTAACCACAACAGATAACGGAGATGGGAGTTATACACATAAATTCACAATAAAGGATGATGCTCTCCCTGAATTTGAAGTTATAAAGAGTTTAGGGAATATTCAAGAGAAGTATGAAGGGTGTAAAGTTAAAAGTATAAAGTTATCAGCTAAGGGTAATGGTGAGGTTGAAGCTGAAGTTGAAATTGTAAGTAAAACCGGTTTAAGTGTTACTGGAGAAGTTGAAGGGAGTTACTCCTTATCAGAAACTTTTTCAGTTAAACAAGCTATTATAACTTGGGGAGCTTCCGAGTATGGGATTGTTGGAGTAGATATTACTTTAGAAAGAGATTTAGACGAGGGTGGTTTCCTATTAAATTCTGATGCTGGAAGGAGTGAAATTCCAGAGGGGAATTTTAA